ACAAATGGTACATTATATTGGAAATCTATAAATAACGATGATGACTTTAGAACTTTTGATGAAGCACAAAATGCTCCTGCTTCAGGAGGTATTTTATTTTCTAATCCTTGTCTGTATTTATATGGTAATAACGGCACATTACTTAGAAGCAGAACATCTGATCCTTTAAGTTTTAACGGCGGTGATTCAGGTGAATATAAAATATCAGAAAACAAACTTATTTTTGGAGCAAGTATCAGAGGTGGTACTAATGCCCCAAGTTTTTTGTTCTGGACTGAAAACTCGGTTATTTATCTAACCAACGTAGCCGATCCTGCTAACGCCCAACAACCTGTAGATTTCCAGAGAGAAGTTATAACTAACAATTCTTCTCTTCTATCTTCAAGAGCTATTGTGCAGTACGATAGCCTTTTCTTTTGGCTTGGTACTGATAGGGTGTTTGTTTATAATGGCATAGTAGATAGTGTTAAAAACACTGTTAATTTTGAATTCTTTTTGGAAAATGTAGATTTAACCAAGAGACAAAAAATATATGGATATAAGATAGCCCGTTACGGCGAAATACGCTGGGCTTATCCGGAAAAAAGATGGAGTAATAGACCTGATGTTGGGTGTACTAGGGAACTTGTTTATAATGTACGTGAAAATAGTTGGTATGATACTGCTATTCAGCGTGATTGTGTCACTGTTTATGAAGCTACCGGCGATATATTCAGTTTTGGCGATAGCTGTACTAACTATAATCCTTATATTCCGGAAAATGCTTATAAAGCAATTTGGAAACAGGAAGTTGGATTTACGGAAGTAAGGGGTAATCAGAACAGAAATATCCCATCTTTCTTTACAACGCCATATTTTGGTTATGCTGCTTTTAACCCGGCTAAAAATGGAAATGTACTTGATAAGTATATTGTTTTGGATCAGATTGAGCCTGATTTCCCGGCTCCTCCTGGTTATGAGCGAAGAGCTGATGGTGGTGATCAGCTTGTTATCGGTGTTTCTTACAAAAAATACGCATCTACACCTAAAACAGCTATCAATCCTATAAATTATACTCTATATCCTACTACTTCCCCAGGTAAACTTGATTTAAGAGTATCTGCAAGGTTTATGACTATTACTTTTGCCTGTGAATATCCTTATAATGTTGGCACAATTCTGATAAATTACAAGGAAGGTGATAACCAATGATGAACAATTTACCTTTTCCAAAATATATTAGTTTTGACAAGTGGGCAGCAGAGCTTATAAAGAACTATAGGTATGAGAGATTACCGGTACCAAGAGAAGGTGAGGATTGGCAAGAGTGGGCTAATAAAATTGCAGGCGTTGGTGTCTTTAGAACAAACGGCATACCATCGGCAAGTGTTGCTCGTGGTTCTAAGAAAGCTAATCTATTTAAAAATTGGGACGACTGGGCAAAAGCCGTGTATATTGTCATGATTAATGCTAGAGGTAAAAAGAAGTGAAGAAACATAGTAAAAAACATACCAATTATATCCTAGAGCAAACAAGAAAGAAAGGTCGCCACGGCGACACTGTCTTAGCTCATATTAATCCTTTGGAAGCAAAGATGCTTAAAAAGGCAGGAGGAAGTGGGACAATTAATCCTGATACCGGTTTACCTGAATTCTTTTTTAGAGGTGTAAGGAATTTCATTAGAAACCCTGGGCGTACTATTCAGAAGACATTTAAGAATCCAAAACGTACTATCGCTGATGCACTTGGTACAGCTGCTGCCGTTTTCGGTGGCCCGGTTGGCGGAGCTTTAGGCGGAGCTGCTAGGTCTGTTATTCGTGGTGATAAAGAAAACCCATTAATGGGTGCTTTAAAAGGTGCTGGTTACGGTGTAGCGTTGCCGATGGCTGGCAATCTAGTCGGTCAGGGTTTAAGTAAGCTCGGTGCTAATTCAATTGGCTCAGCTCTTCAGAATTACGGCAGCAACAACATGGGTAGCTGGTTTGGTAACATGGCTCAAGTTGGGGGTGGTGTTAGAGGTCTTGGTTTGCCGTTTACCGGTGCTGATAAGACACTAGGTGCATCTGATTATTTAGCAGGTGGTTCAGCATTATCTGGTATGGGCGGAAGAGGTAAAGGAATGCCTGCCGGGTCTGATTATGAACTTGATTATGAAAATGACGGCCTTGGTGATGAAGAATATACCATAATTAAAAAAGGACGTGGTAGAAGAGGTGGTCAAGAATTAGGGTTTTTTGATAAACTAAAAAACAATAGTCTTGATTTTGTTTCTAAACCTAAAAATCTATTAGCTCTTGGTACTGCCGGACTTAGTTTATACGATAGGTTCAATAGACCAAAAGAAAAGTCAGCTGAAAAAGAAGGAAAAGATTTAAAAGCTAAAATGCTTGCGCAAAGACTCACTCCGCAGGAGTTAGCTGCGCAGGAAGCTTACGAACTTGAGCAGGAAAGAGCAAGACGTAGAATAGCAAGGAAGAAATTCTTACCGGAAGAGCGGATCGATATTGAACCAATCTACAATAGAGTAAGTAGTCCACAGGAGTACGCACAGACCGGTAGATGGTTAAACTATTATAACAACCCACAATTTACAGGAAATCCTATAAGATTTTAATTTATGAAAACACAACTTTCTTTTGGTGAACTAAAGAATAAAGCCAATCAGATATTACTTAGGGATTCTGCTAAATTAGCCGGTACAAACTACTCGCCTTACCCTGGTAAAACTGTTGCGCCGATGTCTGCTTTAACTCAAAGAGCACAAGCTTTAGAGCAAAGAAGGCTTGATAAAGGCTTGCCGTATCAACAAGGATTATCAACGCTTGCAAATGCACCAATTGAGGGAATAAGCCAAGGTAATATACAAAATGTTCTAAATACTGTCGGTGGTAGTCAAAGAAATTTTAATGAGAACGTACTTCTTAATAAATTAGGTCGTCAATATAACGCATATGCTCAGCCTTATTTACCAAAGCTTGAAAATAAACTAGGACAGGATGCGACAACTAAACTTAGAGAACTCGGTTCAGACATTGAAACTTTAAATGCACCTTTAATAAAACTGGAAGGAAAAAAGAATAGAGCTGCCTTTACTGCCCTTACTCAGTCAGCTAAAGCAAAGGAAGCAAGAGAAAGAGGTTTAATAAATGATTTATACGGCTACGGCGAGCAAAAACACGGCATAGTAAATAAAGGATTAACAGCTGAGAAAGCACGCTTTGAAGCTGAAAAAAACGATCCATATGTCAGGCTTCAAAACCTCCAACAAGCTTTAAACAATCTTGGAGGAGGTGAAGGGGGTGATATGGCAGGTCATCCTGACCTTGAAAAATTAAATGCCCAGCAGTTACTTAAAGCTCTTCAAGCATATGGTATTGATACAGGTAAACCTGCTGATCAATGGGAAACAGCTAATAGAGTAAATACTCCTGTGTACCCTGGACGTCTTGTTGAACCTGTTAATCAGACGCTTGATAGGTCTTACAAGCTTGCTGAAGAACTAAGCCCTTTCTATAAAGAGCGTAATTATCTTGATCGGAAACTTACCCGGAAAGATGTTGAGAATACACCAGGTTCTATTAATAGAGCGGTAGAAGCATTGCCGGGACAACTTAACCCTAAATTCGAGGCACTGGATAGAGAAGCTAAAAGGAAATTAAAAAGTGATATAAATGCACTTAATGCCAAATATATCAAGCAAGGTACTTATGGTTCTCAGGCTCATTTGCAAGCAGTAGCTAATAGAACAAGGGAGCTTAGTGAGGCTACACTTGAGTCAAGAAATAAGGTTGCTAAAGAAAATCTGCTTAAAGGCGTAACTTCCAATTTATATGATGATATAAATAAAATAGGTAGGTTGGGCGAATATGATCAACTTGCTAATACCGAACAAGGTAATAATCTAGCTGATATAAAAGCTACGAACTTAAGAGGTCTTGAGAAGTGGAAGAACGATCAGGAACAAAATGAGCAGTTATATCGTGCATATCAGAATGAAAGAAGTTGGCAGCAACCAAGGTTACTTAATAACGCTAGAAGTACCGGAGTTGCAGCAGGTATTGAGGGTGGTATTGGTTCAGTATTCAATCACTTTAATAACCAGGGTATAGATTTATCTTCGATATCTGATCTTAGAAACAGATATAGTGAGCTAGAACGTGAACTTGAAAATAGAAACACATCACTTCGCTCAGCTGAGGAATATAAAACAAGACAAGAAGAACTTGCACGTCAAAATGCAGCTGAGTTTGAAAGAGAACGTAATCAAAGGATAAACTTGGAAAGAGAAGTTGAGAATGCACGTTTAAATTTACAAAGAGAAATAGAAGCTAGAGCTAACTTAACAAATGATGTTACACAAAGACAAACTCTTATTGGCCGATTAAATACTCTTAGAAGTAATGATGAAAATAAATTTAATGAAAATAAAATAGCTAATGAAAAAAGAATTAGAGAATTGGAAGAACAGTTAAGATTAGCTAATAATCCAGAAAATATAAATAAAAGAAGAGAGCAAGCAGAAGCTAGGGGTGTACAAGAAGTTGCAGATAATTTAAACTTGCAAAAACAAAGAAATTTACAAACTGAAATACAAAGAAGAGATCAAGATCAAATTCAGACACAAAATAGAGCACAAGAAGAAGCTAGACGTATTGAAGAAACAAGACGTGCTGATGAGCAAAGAAGAATACAAGCTGAAACTCAAAGACAAGAACAATTAAGAAATGAACAAAGACAAAGAATAGAGCAAGAAACTGCTTTACAAAGAGAACGTGAAAAACAAGCTGCCATTCAAGCAAAAGTTAGAGCTGAAGAACAAAGAATAGCTGAGATTAAAAGACAAGAACAATTACGTTTAGAAGCAGAAAGAAAAGTTGCCGAAGAGATGAGAATTAGACAAGCTCAGATAGCTGAAGCTCAAAGACAAGCTCAAAGACAAGCTGAAGCTCAAAGACAAGCTGAAGCTCAAAGACAAGCTCAAAGACAAGCTGAAGCTCAAAGACAAGCTGAAGCTCAAAGACAAGCTCAAAGACAAGCTAAAATTCAAGCTGAAGCACAGAGACAAGCTGCTTTACAAGCTAAAATTCAAGCTGAAGCACAGAGACAAGCTCAAATAAATAACCAAAATATCATGAACGCTAAACAAAGAGCATTACAAGAATTTGCTGGAATGAACGGCGGAAGAAGAGGAACAATAGAAGAACTCCAAGTTAATAATCTTTTAAAACAATATTTTCCTCCTACTGATTATCGTCATTGGGAACTTCCAGCTTACACATCGAGTTCAAGCTTTACTGAAGGTTTAAATAGAGCTAAATGGAATCAAATGATGAATAATAGGTCCAGATGGATTGCAGCAGCACAACAAGGATTTCCTAAAGGTATTTTTAACATTTAATCTTTATCGTATTTTATGTTTCTATAAATTTTATATTGCGCTTCAAATAAGTATAGCTCATTGAGCCAGTTGTTAAAATATTCACATTTACCAATGGTGCAGAACGGCTCAAGCTCATCTGCCACCTTACTATCAGGCATTGGTAGAGGCGGTAAGTCCAGTGTTGATAGACAGATATTATTTTTTTGAGCGCATCCGCTTAAAATTATCGCTAAGACTGCGAGGCCTATTGTTCTGTATAGCATTGATTATTTTCTTTTGTGTTTCTATATCCTTGTTTTGTTTATCTATCTGTTCATTTAACGATTTATTATCATCATATAATTGTTTAAATTTATATATCAAATAACAGATAATAAAAAATACAAGCCCATAGATACCTATGGACTTGATATTTTTAAATAAGTAATCAAGATAAAAATCCATTAATTCAAGTTTCCATCTACTGTATTACCACTTAGACCTACCTCTTCAGCAGTCAAATAATCGGCAATATGAACAAAATCTTGTTCTATATATTCCATTAATTGATTCTGGTAAGTGGTAACTACTTGTTCATCTAAAGTTAGTTTACTGGTTAAAGCTTCGATTTCTTCTATTTTAGAGTTTATTATTCTTTCTTTAACTTGTATCTGGATGCTTAAATCACTAATCAAACTATCTTTCTGTTCATTTTCACTTACTTTTAAACCGATTTGCAAATTCAGATTTTCCAGAGCATCTGTTTTTTGAGATAACGTCTGCTCACTAACTGCCAATTTAGTATGTAGTTCACTAATAGTAATATCTTTTTGAGTTATAATACCTTTATCAATAAACAATTGATTTTCATAATTATTTAAAACTATATCCTTATTATTAATTAGATTATCCTTCTCAATAATTTTATTGTTTAACTCATTAATAGTAACTAATTTCTGTTCCAAATGACTTTGAGTATTACTTAAAACAGATATTTTTTCCTGTAATAATAAATCCTTTTGAGTAATTGTAGTATTTAAACAATTTATTAACGTATCTTTTTGGTTAATAGTTGCTGTTGCCTGAGCTAACTTATTGCTTAGATCGTTAATAGTATTATCTTTTAAAGCAAGTACGTTTTTCTGCAAATTATTGATTATAGTACTTTTTTCCTGAAGAGATAAATTATTTTGAGCAAGTTGAGCTTTTAAATTAGCTACTTCAGTTCTTAATTGATCTCTTTCAGCTGGAGCTCTTGCAATACTTGCATTTCTTTGTGCTATATATTCATCAGCACTCATCTTTTTTTCAACTTTCTTCATACCTTAAACCTCATACCGAATGTTATATTATGAATGGCATATGTTCTATGACCGATATTTTTTATCCCACCTAACATTTTTGTCTTATTGTTACCAAGATTAAAGTAATTGTAACTGATATCTATCTTCGTTGTATCATTTAGTTTTATATCGAGTCCAGTTGCTAGTTTATAGGCGAATTTATTATATATCTTGGTAGATTTATTAAAGATAAATTCATTATCGTTAATATCAATCATCTTTCCTTTAAATACTTCCTTAACCCTGGAATAACCTATACCTGCGCTGACATAATGAGTAGTCTTGCCGTAAGAGGCTACATCTTTATAAACATTAAGCATTAATGTATCAATCTTGGTTTTAGAATCTATATCATATTTATCAGCTAGTTTGGATGTTGATTTTTCATTTATCTTAAATACAAAATAATAATCAACTATTAAATCAGCTCTTATATCATCTGTTAAATAAGTACCTATACCAACTTCAATTAACGGGAAATGATCGGCTAATCGCATTTTTCCGATTAAATCATGATTGGAAAACTTATTATCTTTTATGTAATTAAAACCTATACCGCCTTTTAAATAGGTTTTTAAATTGTTATCAGCTAGTGCTGTATTTAGATTAAGTGCGATAAATGCTGCTATAATAAAGTTCTTCATTAATACCTCTGTAGTTGGAAATACTTATTATATAGTATTATTTTTTCCGGCTATACCAGTTTTTCAAAAAATATAAGCTTAGTTCCTTATTATCAATAATAATCACATTTTCACTATTTCTCTTATCAGCTCCATCAGTAAAATTAAATGATCCTGTAATGACAATATGCTCATCAATTATCATTACCTTATTATGAGCAATACCGGGTACTTTATCTATACTGGTTTCAATCCCAGCTCCTTTTAAATCTTTTAGTTTCGAATAACGTTGTATTAAATTCGATCTATCGAGTATGACATTAACTTTTACGCCTCTTAAATGAGCATTGATTATACTATCGACAATGGTTTTCGAACTAAAACCATATGCTTGAACAAAAATAGAATCCTTGGCATTTTCAATCTGATTAACAATTACATCAGCGCAACCTGACGGAGGGGTAAAACAGACCTGGACATCACTATTTTTAATATTAAAATTGATGGTTTCTTTAGTCTTGATATGACCTAAAGCTGAAGTAGTTATTAAATGAACAATTAAAATAACGATTAACTTATATTTTGCCATAATTTTACTTCATCATTACGTCTGTTTTTAAGACCTGTTAACAATTTCTTGCGGGAATATACCCATCTAAGAAATTGAGTCGGTACTTTATCAAATAATTCTTTATTAACAAATTTAAGAAGGGTGGATTGTTTGAAATTATCCTCACCGATATTAAAAACTAGTGAGCATAAACTATCGAATTGACCTTGAGTAAGTTTTACTTTTACCTGGTCATTTATAATTGCTTCTACTTCTTCTATATCTCTATCAAATAATTCTTCAGCTTTTTTATCGTCAATTGGTTCTATGATGTTATCTTCCGGTAAAACAACATGCCCCCATCCTATAGTCTTTTTACCACCAGAACATATGTAGGAAGTAGAAGCAAAGCCTCCTTTTCTTCCCTGTTCCCATTTTTTTATCAGATTTATACCTTTACTGCTTATTTTCATGTTCCAATGATTTTGGGGTAAGGTCAATATCAAGTCCGGTCTCTTCTTTTATAACATATTCCGATACTTCTTCGATAGGATTATCATCACCATAGAAATATACAGATATAAAACCTATTAAAGCTATTATAAACAATATAAAATATTTATTTTTTAGTAAGTTTATCATTTTTTAAAACTTTAAATAAATCTTCCTGTGTAGCATCTTTTTGCTCTAGTACTTCTATTACTTGTTCATCCTTACAGTATTTACTAACCAGATGATAAATAATAACAGGTCTAGTCTGTCCTTGCCGGTGAAGCCTTGCATTAAATTGTTTATAACTATCTAGCCTCCATGTTAGCCCAAACCAGATAATTATTCTACCGCCTTTTTGCAGGTTTAAACCTTCTGCGCTATTACATTGACATAATAACAATCTTATTTCCCCTCTATTCCAGCTACTTTCTATCTCATTAATGTTTTTACTGGTTAATGTTATTGCATAAGGAAATCTCTGTTTTATCCGGTCTTCATCAGATTTGAAATTGAAAGCTACCAATATGTTTTCCTCAGGGTGGTCATCGATAAGCTCCTCAAGCATATCAAGCTTATTGTCATGAATTTCGACATAATCACCATCCTTATTATAAATAGCTCCGTTACAATATTGCAGTAACTTGTTAGCAAGAACTCCTGCATTTACCGCTGTTATTTCTTCATCATTTATTTTTATATAATATTCTTTTTCAAAATAAGCATATGTTTCATAATTATCAATAAGTACACTAATTGTATTTGAAATCCTATCAGGTAAGCTTAAATAATCCTCCCCTTGCATATACATCCAGTTAGTACTTAGTTTATGGGATATCATCTCAGGATATAAACATGTATAACCATAACCGCTATAATTATTTGTAAAATACATTTGACGATAGGTAGTTATATTTTTACCCAATAACTCCCCTTTATCTATCAAATACTGCTGAGACCACATGTCAATATAACTCTGTGGCATTGGTGTCCCGGTAAGTAATACACAATAATTATAAGTAAACTTTTTAAGTGCTTTAAATCTATTTGAAGAATAATTTTTAAATTTATGGCTCTCATCAACAATAACCATACCATATTTAAAAAAACCTTTGTCATACATCCATTCAACGTTTTCTTGGTTGATGATATATACATCACCAGGGCTTTTTAAGGCTTCCAATCTTTCCTTCTCATTACCGCAGCAGATATTATATTTTAAATGCTTTATGTGTTCCCAGTTCTCAATTTCATTGCCCCAAACGTTTTTAGCAACATTAAGCGGTGCAATCACCAGTAACTTTTTTACCTTTATGTTAAGAAGTTTTGAAAATGCGGTAAGTGAGATGATGGTTTTACCAAGTCCCATATCAATTGCTAGACCACATCTTTTTTTATCCAGTATGTAATCAACAGCTTTTAACTGGTAATTTCTTAAGTTAGATTCTTTGAACATTATTTGTTAAAGTTATATATCTTTTGTTCTCTAAAACTTTTAATAATCTAACTCCTATTATAAAATCATCTATGACATGGACACTAACTCGTCTATTGCCAAAATCTTCATGTACTTTTTTCTGCAAGCTAGTTAATTTTCCGGTCTTACTTTTAAACTCAATAAAAAATATATAGCCGTGCTTATTAATAAATATCCGGTCAGGTACTCCTGCGTTTGAAGGTGAAGTGAATTTATATGTTAAATAACCAAGGGCAGTAGCTTTTTCCCTTATTGCTTTTTCAAGTTGCTTTTCTGTCATGTTATTTATTAGTTTACCAGTGTTCTAGAGTTATTTATTTTTTATAAGCAATTCATATTTTTTAAGTAATTTGTGATAGAAATCAGCGTCAACTTTACTTTTTCCTTGTTCTAATTTATGAATTTTACAGGTAGAACAACCCATTAACCTGCATATCTGACTCATACTTATATTTGCTTCCTTACGTAAGTATTTTAACTGTTCTATCTGGTCAATCGACAATATTATAAAATTACTAAGGTCTCTTATTCTACCCATTAACACCTATTGTTTTTAAAAGTTTATAAGTTTTATTTATATATTTTTCATAAGAAACACATGTTAGCCCCTTACTTAAAGACATTATAGGATAAGCATCATCGCTACCGGCAACTTTATCACCCCCCTTGGTAAAAATAGGTTCACCTGCCATTGACCAATACCATCTAACTATCTTACCTAAATACTTTTTCTTCCAGTAACCACCGCTAGCTACTTTTCTAACTGTTAAAAAGTTCTCCGGAAGTAAAGGTGTATCGTAAATGGTATCTTCTATTTTTTTACCGGTTAAAAGGTAATTAAAAATAGCATCCTTACATACTTTAATAGCAGGGTTTCTTGATAAATCACCGCTTGCAAACAATCCTTTACATTTTAAAGTATTATCTTCTTTAATAGCTATATATGAATTAACCGATTGATTATATAAAGCTTTATATCTGGTTTCCTCTGTTTCAAAATTAGTCTTATTTTCCCAAGCTTTTATTATTTTACGGAACATATCGTAATCAGCTTTTTCAAAATGGACTGTTATCCCATCAGTATTACTGCTTACGACACTAAAGCCGTATTCTTCCAGTCTTTCTATCAACATAAGTAATGATAGCTGACCGGTAATTGTAGTATGAATTAACAGGTTAGGTGAAAATAATATACTATATTGATCGCCAAATTTACCAAAACTACCATTTAAAATAATTTTAAAGACATTCGATTTTACCTTATCGCCTTTTTTCTTGGCTTCAATACGCTCATTATAAATCTGACGATAAAAGTTTAAAAACCCTTCTGCTGGCAGATGAGTAGGGACATAATTATTATTCAATATAATAGATGGGTAATAGCTAACAACATCAATATCAATTAAAAACTCATCATCTTTAACAACTATTGCCCGCTCACTTTCTGTTGAATGTATACCACCAACACCAAGTGAGTATTCAGTATTATTTATACGTATACCCAGCGGTACATCCTGTTTTAATAAATTATCACCGGCTACTCCTTTAAAATTAACATTTTTAAATTTATCTAAAGCATCCTGTAATACTGAACTATTATATTTTATGTAAGCCGGTGGTTCATAATAAAAATCGTAAATATCAGACTTTTTTCTACTTTTATTATTACAATTAAGTTTCTTGGATATTAATACTTCTGCTACTTGTGCATCTGATTTACTTCTGACATCAACATCATAAACCTCATTTATTGCTATTCTTAAATCAATCTCATTTTTTAAATAGTCGAATAAATCTTTTGTTATTCCAATGTCATTAGCACAATAGTCTCTAACTACCCGCATTTGGTCATAAGATAACATAACACTTGGATCATAAGGTAAATCCTGTAAAAAAGGTGTATTAATCCTTGCTCCGTACATTTTAAGACTAGCTTTACCAATGGCAACATTAATAAGGTCTATATGATCGTACTCAGGACTCATCCACAAGTTATATTTACATAATGTACCATAAGCCCCTTGGTTGATTATGCTGTCTGATATACTTTTAAGAGAACTATTATTATAACCCCTTAAAGCCGCTTCAATCATTGGCATATCATAAAGCTTTGAGTTGAAACCGACTGTTAGATTATTTGTTATTAATTCCCTTATTCGGTTAATATCAAGTTTGCTCTGTCTTGATAGTTCAAAAAAATGAGTATTACCCTCATTATCTTTTAACATTACTAAAAAATAATTAGGGTAGCACTCAGTATCCAGAAAGAAGATAGATTTACTCATTACTTAAAATAAATCGTTAGTATCTAATTCTTCTAATTTATCGAATTCAGATGTACCATCAATAACACCTCTACCAAACATATCCCCATCCTTATAAAATAATACATGGTGGAGTCTATTGCTTATCCCTTTCCACACATTATTAAATTTATAAGGGGATAACTCAATAAGCGCATGTACGTAACATCCAGGGTAAAAAGGATTCTGGTCAACCGCCCTGTTTAAATCCTGACCTTTAATTAAACTTAATTTAGGCGGTTGTTTATTGGCAGCTACTATAATATAGTGGCCTTTTTTATATTCAGCTTTAGCTTTTCTATTTTTACCTTCCTCAGTTGAATCGTCAATAAGGTTATATTCCTCATCACCATCCTTGATTAACTCAATCCCGCCCGGTTTGATTTTTATTTCTTTAATGATAGCGTCAATCTTGCTTTTCAAATCTTTTACAAGCTTAACATGCGCATCATTAGTCTTGGATAATAAGAATGTTGCTACATATTTTCTTTTTTCTTCTGTATTTATATAAAGATTATCAAGCGGTTGCTTCTCAAATAAATGAGGGAAGCTTAATCTAACTGCCGGTAGTGCGATAATTTCCTGTTTTGTCATAATTTATTTTAACCTTTTTAATTTAAATAATGTTCTATTGAGTGTTCTACTTTTACTATTTCATCTTCACCTTCAAGCCTTACTGTCAAATCCTTAATAGCATTTTTACCAAGTATTTTTTCAGCTTTGCCGATGGTGATTAATTTTTTAGTTACTTCATAAGCTTTATCACCAAGCTTATCTACTAAGTACTCTTCTGCCTCTACGCTCCATTTGCGATTGGAAAGTTTTGGTCTTAATTCATAATTAGCAAATTTACCTGTTGATAGCCTCTCTTTTATATACTCTTCTATTGATTTTAGGTACATATTTATCAGGTCTTTACGCTCATAAATGCTTGCTATTTCATCATCGGTAAGAAGCCTGACTTTCGCTTCAATCAAATTTTTATCCCCAGACTTATCCACAGCTGGAAGCATTGAATTTAAAGCCGGACAGGTAGGTTTAGCCCGACAGAATTGACATGCCTTAGTTGATGGTATACGCACGGCCTCCGGTTCATTGGCATTTACAATTGCTTGTTTTATAAGCTGCATACGTGAGCCGATAATTAAAGATGTAAGTTCTTCAGGTGTTAAAAGCCATTTACTATTCTCTAAATAAGGTTGGACAATATGAAGATGAGCTGTAGTAAATCTAAATGGCTGCTGATGACTACCAAGATTGCATTTATACTTAACAATATTGTTTATCTCTGGGTGCATATAAACACCAAGAGCGTAAAGCATCAACTGGTAATTGTTATGAGCTTTAACCGGAACACCGACACCGAATTTATAATCAATAACATGGATATGGCATTTATT